CAACTAGTTCTGGTAATTTTAACTGGCAAATTATAGCAGTAGGTACTACTACAGGCGGTTCTTGGGTAAGTGCTGGAACAAGCTCCGGCGTGGAGTATAATACAACAGGAACTTCTTTTTCTGGAGGAAGAGTAGTTGCGAGTGGATATTTTAGCGCTACAAACCAGTCATCTGGTAAGATTGATATTCAAAAAAATGCACTTTTCCAGTTTCAGTTAGAAAGAAACGGATTAACATCAACACCATACGAACTTACATTAATAGTTGCTTCTAACAGTCTTAATGACACACTTATAGCATCAATGGACTGGGAAGAGGTAACTAGATAATAATTAAAAAAAATGGCACAAGGAACAACAAGAGGAGTACCAATAGATATAGATCCATTATTAACTAATGACAGCGATCTATTAGTTCCTTCACAGAAGGCTATAAAGACATACGTAGATACGAACACTTCTAACGCAGTTTCCGCTAAGGTGAGCAGATCTGGAGACACAATGTCTGGATCACTTATATTGAGTGGAGACCCTACAATTCCATTTGGAGCGGCTACAAAAAGTTATGTAGATACGCTTATAAACGGTATAGATTGGAAAACGGCTGCGAATGCTGCAACAACAACTGCATTGCCTACTTATACAGTAAGCGGTGCTGGGCAAATATTAACAGGTACAGTAACTTTAGGATTAATAGACGGAGTTACTCTAACTGCAAATCAAAGGATTTTAGTTAAAGACGAAACGTCTACACAAACACCTAACAATGGTATATATGTAGTAACACAAGTTAATCCATTTATACTAACAAGATCAAACGATGCTAATACATCGGCATTGTTAGCAGAGGCAACTATAAGTGTTGCTGCTGGGGATACGTTATCTAATACACAGTGGCATTGTAATCCAGCGACTACACCAATTATAATTGGAACAACATATATAACATTTGCAGAGATAGGTAGCGGAACATATTCTTTTAACCCTCCGCTAGTTGATACTGGCAGTGTTATATCAATACCTTCAGCAACTAATAGTGTTGATGGATACTTATCAAGTACAGACTGGACAAACTTTAATACCGCCTACACAAGTAGGATATCCACCTTTTCAGTCACTGGAAATAGCGGGGCTGCTACATTTAGTGGAAACACACTTAACATACCAGAGTACACACTATCTGGTCTTGGCGGTGCTGGACTAGCACTGGATAATACGTTCACAGGTAGTAATACATTTACATATAATGATTCCGAATCTTCTGCGTTATATATAAACAACTCATTAGGAGGAGGGGGTTTAAATATTGGAGCTGGAGATGGAGTATCTGCAAATATAGCGTACGGAATAACAGAAAATTCTATAGGTATAAAATTATATGGAGGCGCTGCTGGAGATGGAGTCCCACTAATTGTTTACAATTCAATCGGATACGTAGCTCAGATTAGTAGTGGTGGAGTTATTACATGTTCTGCATTAAAAGTGCTTGGTGGCTTTACTACTGGATTCCTTAAGGCAAATGGGGATATAGATTCAAGAACTTTTTCAACTGGTGGAGGGACTGCAACTGGAACAAATACAGGTGATGAGACTGCGGCTAGGATAGGTGTCTTAATAAATGGATCAGCAACTGCAGTTCCTAATGACGCAGACTTTGTAGCTACAGCTGATACGTCTGTACTTAAAAAGATAACATGGACAAGTGTAAAGGCATTCTTAAAGACATACTTTGACACCCTATATTCTGATAGAGTATATAATATTACTATATCAGGTACTGCTAATATAGATACTAACTCACCTGGAAGTTATAATTCAGTATCTGGTTATGGGCAGAATGGAAGAAATGTGATGATACAAAATTTAGCGACACCTATTACTATTACCTGTCTAAGTACATCAACAACAGATTTTATTGCAACATATACAAAATTAGGCAGTGCAGCTATATCATTTTTTGCGGGAACGCTTCCTTCTGCAGTTACACTTATAACTGTATCTGGATTATCTCAAATTACAGGTAGTCCTGGTAGCACAGCATTACTTACAAGGACTGGAAATACATATTACTTATTAATAAATAATATATAGTATGAATCCAGCAGTAAACTTTTTAGCTAGTTCAAGATCCGGCAAGATTTATACACCTACTCCAATACAGATAGGCGATCAAATATGGGATCAAAAGAACTTGGATGCACTTTATTATAGAGATGGAAGTCTAATACAATACGCATACACAAGCCCTACCGCAACTGTCGGAGCTTGGTTTTGGTATGATGGTTTGCAGTCAAATGGATATATATATGGTAGGTTATATAATTGGTGGGCTGTTAATGATTCAAGAAATATAGCCCCCGTTGGTTGGAGAGTAGCTACAACTGCTGATTGGGACACTTTAACTACATATTTAGGGGGTGCTTCAGTTGCAGGTAATAAATTAAAACAAAGCGGAACTACTCTTTGGCAATCTCCTAATGGAGGTACAAATACAAGTGGTTTTACAGCACTTCCGGGAGGATTATTAAATATAATTATTCAAGAATTTGAGAATATAAATCAATTTGCATATTTTAGAACATCTAATAGTGCTGATATAAAAAGATTGCAATATAATTCAGCAGCATTACAAACAGCTATAGCTAACGATTTTAGTTTTCATTCTGTAAGACTTATAAAAATACAAGTTGAATTAGCTACTAATGCTGCAAGTCCAACTGTTGGGGCAACAGCCACATCATTAAGTACAGGTGGTACTATATCAAACTTAAACAATTTTACTTTAACATCTTGGGGAGTTTGTTATAACACTTCACCCAACCCAACAACAAGTAATAATACAGCAGCAGGTGATGGAACAGGTTCAGTAGGAAGTTTTAATAGCACTATGACGGGTTTAAATGCAAATACTTCTTATTATATAAGAGCCTATGTTGTAACAACCTCTTTAGAAACTTTTTACGGTCAACAAGTAATTGGAATTACAACAGGTACATCTACTATTACAACATCAGCAATTTCATTAATAGGTTCTGCTTCTGCAACAGGCGGAGGAACTATAACAAGTTCTAATTTTAATCCTATAGCTCAAAGTGGTATATGTTGGGCTGTATATCCTGCAACTCCAACTATTGCAGATGGTAAAACTACTGATGGTTATTTTGGTACTGCTGTAGTACCTCCTACTACACAATCTTGTGGATTAGGTAAAATGACAGGATTATTACAAAGTACACAATACAACGTTAGAGCTTATGTTACAACAACAGATACAACTTACGGAAATCAAGTAACATTTAGTACAATTGCAGGAGATACTTTAAGAGCTGCATATTCTTTAAGAAACGCAGTTTCATCATATTCATTACCACCTATTCGAGTAAGGGGAGTTATATCAGGTTCTACAATTATAGCAGATGTTAGCTTTAATAGTTCAGGATGGGTTGACACAAATAGTCCTATAACTATTATATCAGGGACATATTCAGGAGGACTTACACTTGGAGCATTTGCAACATTAGCTTCAACGGTTTGGGTTCAAACTTGGTATGACCAATCAGGGAACGCTAAAAATGTAAATCAAACTATTACTAGTAGACAGCCTACAATAGCAGTTTTAGGAGCATTAAATAGAGCAGGTGTTAATAATAAAGTAGCGTTGAAATTTACAAGAAATAATTTCTCTTGGATGGTGTCTGCTACAGATACTAGCTTAGACCTAGATAATACACAAGTATATACTGTTTGTAATTCAGATAGTCATACAGCAACAGGTTATGGTCAAGTGGCTGTTTCACTTAATGCCACTAATAGATATTATTCAGGAGTATTTGGAGTTGGAACAGGTTCTCCATCTACTGGAGCAGAATGGATTGGATATGGATCTGCTAGTGCTACATACGCATCTGCTTTATTATTGACACCTGCTATTACTGCTTCACAATTATTTTATTCAGTTTCAAATGCTACTGGAATTAGTAGTTGGTTAAATGATACTTTTAAAGGTACTTACTCAGCAACAAATACAGCTAATTCAACAAGTATTAATATAGGTGCAACAGGTACAGGAAGTACTGTTCATTTTAACGGTTCAATACAGGAGGTTCAAATATATACACCAGTTGGAACTACAAATAGACAAGAAGTTTCAGGTGATATAAGAGGTTATTATGGGATCCCAACAACACCAGTTTAAAAATAAAAATATGATAAAAATTAACACAAAAAAGGAAATCGAAATTAGAAATGCTACTTATGAAGTTATAGATAGTAAAATAGTAACATTGTCAGTTCAAAAAATTGAACAAGATAGAAATGGGGTGATAGCAATAGGCTTTTATTATTATACTAATAATGATGGCATGATAGTAAAACTAAAAGATAATAGAACATATATGTCTTGGGAACAAATTGAAGAATATGAATTTAACAATTTAAAACCTATGATAGATGTTAACTATAAGGAGGCTAATTATGAAAGATTAAAGGAGTTTGTTATGCTAAAATTAACAGAAGAGTCTGGTAAGAATTTTGGTATCTTAATAGAAGATTGGGATTTAGATGCGTAATTTAGACTATATTTTAAACAAAATAATATCACGCAAGTTGTTAGTATTCGTAATAGCTTGCGTTGGATTATTCGTTGGCAATTTAACTTCATCGGATTGGGTTGTTATTGCAACAGCGTATATTAGCGTGCAGGGCATAATGGACGTATTAAAAAAATAAATATATATTATGAAATTAGATGAAAACGGTTATTTACTTATAACTAAGTTTGAAGGTTTTTCTGCTACACCATATTTATGCTCAGCTAACGTGCCTACGATTGGATATGGTTCAACATTCTATATCGATGGATTTAAGGTAACAATTAAAGATTCGGCAATATCGGAATCCCAGGCATTGGATATGTTTAAAATAATCGCAGATAAATTTGCAATAAATGTAACAAAATTATTAAAAAAAACTGTAACGCAAAATCAATTTAATTCTTTAGTATCTTTTGCGTATAACTGTGGAATAACTAATTTTACAAAAAGTACATTACTTAAAAAAGTAAATATTAATCCTAATGACCTAACAATACGCCAAGAGTTCTTAAAATGGAATAAGGCAAAAGGCAAAATAATAACAGGTTTAACAAGAAGAAGAAATGAAGAAGCTAATATTTATTTTAGTTAGTACTGTTTTAATGTCATGTGCTTCCAGGAAAGTGCAGATTAATAATACAGATATAAAAACAGACAGCATAGTTGAACGTAAAGATACTATTGCTATAAAGACAATTGATAGTACATATATTAAAAAGGACGTTACTATTGACGAGATAGTTATAACACCACTTGACACATGTAAGCAATTTATGGTAGATGGTAAATTTTATAAAAATGCTATTATAACGATAAAAAAAGTTAAAGATAATAGTTTATACTCTAAAAAGAAAACGTTAACTTTAAACGCTTCTAAAACGCAAAAGAATCACACTACTAAAGCCACTGTTATAAAATCAAAACAAATAGATAAGAAAAGTAACCTAATTTTATATCTTGTCCTTTATATTTTGTTTGCTATAGTATTATTTGTGGTATATAGATACTTAAGTAAAATTAGTATATTAAGGGTGTTCGGTTAAAAAATAAATTTTGCGCGTAATAATAGCAATATAATCAAATTAAATTAAATCAAATAAATATGTCAGACGCAATTGTTAAGAACCTTAGTTTTGGTGATGACGCCAAAAACAAGGTTTTTGAAGGTATTACAAAATTAACTAGGGCTGTTAGTTCTACATTAGGGGCTAGTGGTAAATGTGTAATGTTAGAAGACGGAGGAGGTAATCCTGTTATTACTAAAGATGGTGTTACTGTAGCTGATAGTGTTATACTATTAGATCCTATTGAAAATATGGGAGCAAGACTTTTAAAAGAAGCAGCTAGAAAAACCGTTAAGGAAGCAGGGGATGGTACAACAACAGCAACTGTTTTAGCTCATGCTATTTTATCAGAAGCTTACCAAATTAAAGACACTATTAGTTCAAGAGAACTTAAAAGCGGTATTGAAACTACTGTTGAAAAAGTAATCGAGTATTTAGAATCAATTGCCGTACCGGTTACAGGAACAATGATTGATCAGATTGCTACAATCTCAACGAATAATGATCCTATATTAGGTAAAATTATTGGTGATGCTTTTAGAGCAGTTAATGAAACGGGTATTGTTATGATGGAATCTTCATCATTAGCTGAAACTGAAATTGAAATATTAGACGGTGTACAATATGAAAAAGGATTAGTTAATTCTCATTTCATCACTAATCAAACAAAGAAGACTGCTGAATTAGATAATCCACAAATATTGATTATTGAATCACCGGTTGAAAACATTAGACAAATACAATCAGTATTAGAATATATTATAAAAGCGAATAAGTCTTTATTAATTATTGCGGACATTGAACCAGCAGTCATATCTGCATTAGCTATGAATAAGGTTAAAGGTAACATTAAGGTTAACGTTATCAATGCTCCCACTTATGGCATAAATAAAAAAGATATGTTATCCGACTTAGCATTATTAACAGGAGCAACGGTTATTAATGAAGATCTTGGGGACGACATGGATTTAATCCAACCCGAATACCTAGGTTCATGTTTAAAAAGTATAACCAGCGATGGGGATACTATATTACAAGTTGGAGAACCTAATGAAGATGTTACTAAGTTAATAGCCGAAATAAAAGCAAAGCTATTAGATAACAATCCGCCAGGAGAAGTTATTAGATTAGAAAGAAGATTAGCTAGGTTATGCGCCAAAGTAGCCATTGTAAAAGTTGGAGCTAATTCAGATATTGAATTAAAAGAAAAAGCAGATAGAGTTGAAGATGCAATTTGCGCAACTAAAGCAGCAATCAAAGAAGGTATTATTCCTGGAGGAGGTATTGCATTACTTGATGCATCAGAAATTATAAGTTCAGAATCAAAAGGTGATACAGCTTTATTAAATGCAATTACAGCTCCATTCTATACTATTTTAAGAAATGCCGGTATTGATGCAATACCTACAAATAGACGTGTTGGATTTGGATTAAATGTTATAACTAATAAAACAGTCAATATGATTGAAGCTGGGATTATTGATCCTTTGTTAGTTACCAAGTCAGCATTAAGAAATGCAGCATCAGTTGCTGTTACAATATTATCAACCGATTGTGTAATCAATAATCTAAGGATCAATGAAGGCAATAGGTAATAATATAATCATACTGCCAAAAAAGGTAGTTACAGATAAAACAAAAGGAGGTCTTCTATTAATTGAAAAAGATAAAGAAGATATTCGATATAAAGAAGCAATAGTTGTTTCGGTCAGTGAGGATATAAAGGCGGTTGTTGAAGGAGATGAAATATACTACGACAAACATGCTGGTCACGGAATAGAATTTGAAGGTAATAAGTATACTATTATAAAGTTGCAAGATATTGTTGTAGTACTATGAAACGGTTTGAGGCTAAGGATATAAAAGAACTTAACCTATTAAAGAATTATAGGATAATACGTAAATGGGCTTGTAGGACAAATGATCTAACAGATGCTGATTTGGAATTGCTAATATACTTTGACTGTATGGACTTCTTTACGAAGCAAGATTTTAAGATAGGCACATATTCATATAGTTGGGACAACAGACGATGGAATTCTTTACTGAAAGAAGGATGGATAGTCGTTTGGAGACCTAGAAATCACACAACACAAAAATACCATATATATAAGGTTTCTTTCAAGTGCAAACAATTAATAAGTAGAATGTACCGTATAATGCTCGGTAACGAAGAAATACCTACTAGCACGCAAAGAAATCCAATAATGAAAGGTAGAACCTATAGTGAAATAGTATTAAAAAAAGCAATAGAGAACGTTAATAATCCAAACACAATATGATAGATAATTATAACCAAAACCCAAATCAATTGCAGTATAATGCAATGAACCCAAAAGCAATGAGCAATATGCAAACATTGCAGAACATTAATGGTGTTCCAATGGATGGTACGTTTAATAGGACTATTGGAGTTTCTCAGGCACAACCTATAGTAACTCAATATGTACCGCCTACTGTGCCAGATGCAAATCCAAAAAACGTAAAAACAGCTATCGTACCTAATAATAACTTACAAACATATTAATCATGAATTTAAACATTAAAAAACATCCAATGGACTCCCATGACAAACTGGCCTCTAGTTCCGGTGTTGGAGCTAATGCTTTATGGAATGGTCCATTTAATACCGATTCTTTACCAAAAGGAAAAGGAAGTAGCTCTGGTATTAGTGGAATCATTTTAAATAATGATAAGCCAATGGCGTGTGGTTGTCCAATTACTCAAAAAGCAAAAGGGCGTTCAAATGGGGCATACTGATTTAAAAATATATTTAGTTAATGGAGCAACTATGGCGATAAGTATGACTGCTGTTGAACCAGCATTAAAAATAATATTATTGCTGGTTTCTATTGGTTATACTATCAATAGATGGATTGGATTATATATAGATAAAAAAAACAACAAAGAACTTTAAAGATTAATTATTATGAAAAAAATGGTAACAGAAAAAGCGACTGGAGAAAAATATGGATCTAAAGCGGCTATGGCTAAACACGAAAAAGGTGAAGGCAAAAAAATGCAAATAAAAGAAAAAGTTGTTGCAAAAAAAGCAATGATTAAAAAGAAAAAATAATATATATTAAACAATTAAATTAAATTAAATGAGCACAGAAGTTAAAAAAATTACAGAAGAACAATTAGAAAAAATTGTTGCAGGACAGAAAGACTTACAAACATTGTTAACAAACATTGGAGTATTAGAATCTCAAAAGCACGGTTATTTGCATCAAGTTGCAGAGTTAAATAAGTCTATTGAAGAATATAAATCTGAGATTGAAGCTGAGTATGGAGCAATCAATATTAATCTACAAGATGGTTCTTATACTGAAATTGTAAAAGAAACAGAAGAATAATATAATGAGTTCTGTTATAAGAAAAATAAGTATTGGATCTGACTACAAGAACGATGCAATGCACTATTCAGTCGGTCAAACTGTATATGGGGGTCATGAGATCTCCCATATACTATTTAATGAAACTGAAAATTCTTATAATATTCATATAAAGAAAGGAGATGAGGTAATGCCTTGGAAGAAATTTAATTCTAACATGGCAATATCCGTTGAATATGATTTAGAATATTAATGAGAAGTATATTTAACTTTATAGTTAAGCCATTAGGCGAAAGATATGAAAATAGCATTACGGTAGATAATAAAGAATTATTACTAAATA